AAGTTTGTTGAGATTGTGGGTCCGGGTAAGTCGGGTAAGTCCACCTACGCAAACCTGGCCGTGGCACTGGTGGGTAAGAGCAATACCTATTCCACGGACTTCGAGAACATGGAAAAGAACCGGTTTGAAGCGGCGGCCTACATGGGTAAGAAGCTCCTGCTGTTCCAGGATGCCGACCGTTGGGGTGGTTCTGTTTCCAGGCTGAAGGCCATCACCGGTAGTGACTGGATCCGTAGCGAACGCAAGTATCAAGGTGAAGGACTGGATCCTTTCCAGTACCACGGGGTTGTGATGATTACAGCCAACGAAGCTATTCAGTCCACTGACTACACCTCTGGTCTTGCTCGCCGTCGTCTCACCATTCCATTCGACCGTCCGTTCACCGGTGGTCCGAATGAACAGAAGGAGTTAATCAAGTTCAACCCCAAGGGTGAACCGCAAGGTGTGTTCGCACCGCTACTGCCTGGCCTGGTGAACTGGCTCCTCGACATGAGTGAGGAGGAGATGCGTGAATACCTGATGGAAACTTCCAAGAAGGTGAAGTTCTTTCAGAAGTACGAGAAGATGCAGAACCTCCGGTCCAACCCACTGCTGGACTGGATGGAGCACAAGGTCATCTACGACCCAGGCGTCAGCTCTGCTGTTGGCTTCACGAAGAACGCACCGATGGGTTCATCCCATATCTATGATCACCAGGACAAGTGGTTGTACGCCAGCTATGCCGAGTTTTGCCGTCAGTGCAACGTGGGCATCATGTCGCGCAACCGATTTGAGCCCCTGTTCATTGACATCTGTAAGCACCAGCTGAAGATCAATGTCTTCCCCATGCGGAATACCAGGGGCATGCGGGTGGTGAATGTTGCTGTGCGGGAGTCCAGCCCGAAATATGAAGGTTGGCCTTCCATTGTTGAGGTTTCGTCTGATAAGGAAAAGTACAAGGAGTTCTATGGAATGTCGCTAGAAGCAAATCCTGATGCGACAATGGAGGATGAACTAGAAATGACAGATGTCTAATGGGCGTCACCTAATTCTGGATTTGTATGACTGTGATCCAGAGGCACTGAATGATTACGAGCTACTGGAGGAGTGGTTGGAAGCTGCTCTTCTGATGGCAAAAGCTACCATCCTTAGGATCTTTGGGGAGAAATTTGAACCGCAGGGCGTCACACTGCTGGCCCTGCTGGCTGAATCACACGCCTCCATTCATACTTGGCCAGAGATTGGGTACGCCGCCATCGATCTCTACACCTGCGGGGATACCACCAACACCCATAAGGCAGCTGAGTTTCTAAAGTACAAACTCAAGGCAAAGACTGCAGAAGAACGGGAATTAACACGTTCTATTACCCCCGGCGAAGCGGGTGCAGTTGCTGCGTTGGATAAACTGTATGTCGAGAACAACACCGGGATGCAGGCATTGGCAGATGCCTAATGTCTTGGCATTTATGTTGTTTGTTTGTGTATAGTAAATCGAGAATAATCCGATTTAATGACTAAAAAACCGAAGCTTCTTTGGGTTGGTGACGTTATTGCCACCACTGGTTTTGCACGCGTTACTCACAACGTTATTGATCGGCTGAAAGATAAATACGAGATTGTAATCCTCGGCTGCAACTGGCATGGTGACCCAGATCCCTTGCAGCAGACCTACAAGATCTACCCGGCATCCAACCGTTTCCAACACGGTGCTTTTGGTGAGGACCGCATCCGCGAGATTGTAGAGATCGAAAAGCCTGATGTGGTCTTCACCATCAATGACTGCTGGATCATCAACCATCAATACTCCAAGATCCACGATTTACACCAGAAGCTGGGCTTCAAGTTCGTGGGTTACATGCCCATGGATTCCTACAACTGGGTTGGTTGCCTCGCTGATACCGCCAACGCATGGGATGCCGTCATCTCCTATACGGAATTCGGTGCACACGAATTCATTAAGGGTGGAATCCAAAAGGCGATCAGTGTGATTCCCCATGGCGTGACCCCTGGGCAGTTCAAGCCTGGCGACAAGCTGGAAGCACGTAAGAAGCTGGGTGTGAAGGAGGACGCATTCATTGTCTTCAATGGCAACAGGAACCAGTTCCGCAAACGGATCGATATCACGATTGATGCTTTTGCCGATTTCGCAGTCGATAAACCGGATGCCCACCTGTACCTGCACATGGGTACCAAGGACCAGGGCTGGGATGTGATGGCTGTATTTGCGCGAGAGATGCAGAAGCGGGGCCTTGATCCCAACGGTCGCATCATCATGACCGCCAACACGCCCAACCCGCCTTCTGTGCCGGTGGACCTGCTGGAGACGATCTACCAGGCTGCCGATGTGGGTGTCAATACTTGTAAGGGTGAAGGCTGGGGTCTCGTGAACTTTGAGCACGCGGCATGTCGGGTGGCTCAGGTAGTACCTGATCACACCTCCTGCAAGGAGATCTTCGAGGGTTACGGCAAATTGATTCGCTGTGAGCACGTTGATGTGGACACCAACTTTGCTCGTGAGATGCCCTGCCCCTCCTCCGTCCACCTCACCGAGATCCTCAACGAACTGTATGAGGACCGCGAGAAGCTAGATGCCGTTGCTGAACTCTGTTACCTGCGGGCAACTGACGAACAGTTTAACTGGGATACGGTCGCTGCTCAGTTCGATGGGGTGTTCCAAGAGGTGCTTCATCCTGTACTGGAGGCGGAAGCGTTGACAGAACCTAAGAAGAAAAAAAAGAAAGCTGAGCGGGAACTGGTTACGGCCTAAGGTTGGTCGGGACGAAATCCTGTGGGGAACCAAAGGCCTCTGCTACGGCAGGGGTTTTTTTGTGCGTTGGTGCGGCACGAAGGCACGAACAAGAGCAGTACAGAAATATCAAAATCTCAGTGTGGGACTCGAATGTCGGTGCAGAGATGCAGACTTTGGGGGTATTTCAACCCTTACGTGACGTAAATGACACTGTCAGTCAAAGTGTCATTTAGCTCTAATAAAGATAAAAATGGGGTCAAAGTCTGCAAGTCTGCACGGCCCCATTACAATGTCCCTAAGGCAGTGTCATGATTTTGGTCCGATGGCGAACATTGTGAAGCAGGTTGAGTCTCAACTGGGACAAGCAAACTTCCGTCATATCCAGGGGATTGAGAACCTGGAGGAAGAGAACCTGAAGAAGCTGGGGTACTACCGGGGTTTCGCCTGTCCTCACGGTCATCTCATCCGAGATTTAGATGGGCACTGGTGCTATGAGTGCGTTAAAAAAATTCTGAGCAACGTCTGTGGGTTCGATATCAATTACCTCCATGCGGACTACAAGCACAAATACGCCAAGCTCTGGAAGCTGGTGAAGGTCGGCTTCCCGGAAGACTGCTGGGAGATGGAGATACCTGGTGGTGGTACTCCCAAGAGGGTGTGTCTGCCGTCGTATCGGTCGAGCTACAGCAAGCAGAAGTCCGAGAACGTGAATGTCCACAAGGCGCTCTACCAGTGCGCGTGGGGGGATGTAGGGGCGCTGGTGGTGACCAGACTGTGCGGCAACCCGAAATGTGCCAACCCTTTACATATGGTCTCCAGTTTTAATCGCAACTATCCGCCGCAGACCATCCATCCTTTAGAGCTGGACTTCAAAGCGGAGAAGCTAATGCTCTTCAACCGGCAGTCTCAACGTGAGTCTGGCATGCAACCAGTGATACAACGTGAGTATAAAAATGCTATTACTAATCCCGAATACGTGAAAGATCGCCCCGAGTACAATGAGTAAATACGGGCTATTGGGTCGAAGTGTCTAGAATCTCAAGTCAAACTAATCAGCGTCAGCGTACAAAAGATAATCCACTGGTCCTGGGTAACTTTGGCGAACTGTCGTTGCGTTATTTGACGGGAGCGCTAGGGCCTCTGAACCAGGTTGGACTAAATGGTTACGGCGGTGGCACCTATAACCATTGGTTTCAAATCAATTTACAAAGCCCTGGTTGGATCATTGTTGTTAAGGACGGTCCGCGTCCTAACTACATTCAGACTTCGATGTATGACCTGAACCAGGTCCCCATCGTTGGTTTACCCATCTTTCAGGAGGATTCCATCCATCAAGGAACCAGCTTGACAACGGGGGAGGCTTACTTTCCGTACCTGGCTACTTCTATGAGTACCCAGTCGGATCTCTACAACACCTTTTCTCGCATCCGTTTGGATCGTGGGGATGATCGCTACTACCCACTGCAGGCCGGTAGTTACCTGCTTTGTATTTCCAGTACCCGTAACGAAAGGCTGGATTACAACGTTGGTCTAGTCATCGAGTTTGCTGCGGTCGAATACTTGCTGGCTCTGGAAGATTTCACGCTGTTCCTCCAGGAGACCACGATTGATGCTGTTACGACAGCAACCTTTAACTCTCCAATCACCACCAACACCAATATCTCGGATGTTCCAGGGAAACCTAATGGGTTCACTGAAAATGAATGCGTTATTAATTCAGGAGTAACAGTAACCATTCTCAATGGCTCGGAATGGTTAATTGGTAGCCCCCAGGGGAGCGGTGCTGCTGCAGCAGACGATAACTTCTTCATCTTGGAATTCGGAAGTGAAGAATTTCTTGATACCGTTCATGACCATACCCTGTCAGAATGGGTAGATGCTTGGGACGCTCAGCATCATCCTGATGACAAGTTCCCGGAAATCTTTGTTACTTTAACAAACAGGCCATGATGGGTTTTTATAACTGGCTCGTTTGCAAACTGTTCAAGCGTTGCACTATCTATAGTGAAACTTCCACTGAACGCTTTAAGCGTTATTGTGAGGAAAACCCTGGCGCCGTACAGTGTCGGATCTACGAGGATTGAGCTTTGGCTCACTGCTAAAGAAAAAGAAAAGATGCAAGCGAATCAAAAGAAAAAAATTAGTTCACACGATCATTCTCAAGAATGGCGCGATAGCTGTAACACGCCTGATCCCATGGATCCGTATTGGGAAAAACTACGCGTGGATGGCCAGTTTAGCCGTTGGCAAAAGCCGGCGACAGATTAACGACTGGCTGAAAAGGCGCTCCAAACGCAAGCGTGTACAGAAACTAAACAAAAACCTGACTGGTTTAGGTGGCAATAGTGGTCATGCCATTGCTTTGCGTCAGTTGTATGCATGGCTTGATGTTGTTCCAGAGGGTGACATCATTATGTTTTACTGCGAATCAGCAGATGCAGAACGTCAAATGAAGATCTGGAAGAAATGGATTCTTAGGCACAACCTAGATATCATTCATTCCATTGATGAAGAAACGAAATCTTTCTATATCTATAAACCGATGCGTTTAGAATAAAGAAAACAGGAAATTGTCATGCACAAACTCAACGAATACCTGGAAGTAGCACTGGCTATTCATGCTGCTTGCTCTGCCATTACTGCGCTGACCCCCACACCTAAAGATGACGCTCTGGTGCGTAAGCTCTATCGCCTCATTGAGATTGGTGCCCTGGTGATTGGCCGCGCCAAGCAACGCTGATCAATCAAGCAACGCTTGGAACCAATAGACGACACCGTCGTTTGCTTCTACCCAGTCACGGGTTTTATATGCGTCACTCTTATCCATAGTGGCGCATTTTTTTTCGTCGCCAACTTTCCAGCAGATATTGACGCGGGTATGCGGTTCTTTGTGGTTCTTCACTTGCTGATCAGAATCGCCCAGCCTGTGTTATTTCCGTCGCATTCCCATCTGCGTAACCAATTTTTCCTGCTGTACTCTACATTCTTGCCTTTAGCAGCGCTGTTGTTGACATACCCGCCATTGACCATATCCGCCTCTCCATTTGGATCATGGAATACAAATGAGGTTGGCGTAAAGCCCACGCAACAGGTCCAATGTCCACCGCCTGTGGGGTAACTTACAGTTCCTTTATGTAACCAACCAACAGCAACTGGCCGACCATTGCGGATTTCATTTTCAAGCAATGCGGCGTTCCCATTGGTAATAAACCTGGCATTAAGCCCCAGGGATCTGATGGCTGCGAGCTGAGCATTGCGGTTGGTTGTATCGCCGTATTGGCTGCGGATCTTGTTGTATTCGTCGTCACTCTTTACCTTGCCGTAATACTCACAGATCATGGCGCAGGTTGACGAGAAACACTCTCGGTATCCAGTGCCGGATTGGTTATCCAGCTGGTACTCATAGGGTACAGACAGAATCTTCCGGTCAATGACACCTGGCTCGGCAGGATCCGGCTTTTGCAGCTGCCGGTCCATCACCTGAATTATTTTGGTGACATAACCAGGATCAGTTGCATATCCTTCATCCTTCAGAAGTTGAGCGCACTCATTCCTGGTTTTAGCACGATTGACGCCTTTATATCCGTTGAAATCCTTGTACCAACGGGTGACTAAATAATCAACACATTCGTACAGGCTGCCAAAACGTTTAAACCAATCCTTGATTTCAATCTCTTTACCGCCTACAAACTCCTTTGTAGCAACGTAGCAACCATCGCCATCTTTGGATTTGATGCCAAAGTAGTTATGGGTGCAAGATACATGTTTACCCTGGTTGCTCTCTAGGAACCATTGGGCTGCAACACATTCTGGAAACTTGGCGCCAGCTTTTTTAGCAGCTGCTAGCACGCCATCCCAGGTGTTGGAAAACTCCAAGTCCGGCTTTGGAGTATTGCGATACCGCGTCGCAAACTCCTCCAAAACCGGATCTGAGATTTGAGTTTGTAACCACTCAAGCGCCCCTCGCTGATGCGGAAGATTTTTGAAATGTTCAGCCGCATCAACAAGTTTGATCATGGCAATTATGCAGCTGGATCAGGGATTTCTACCCAGGACTGGGTGTCCTCATCCCACTCGTAACGCTTACCGTCAGTCGGATAAGGAACCGGGGGATCCCACAGACCAGTTGTGGTGTTCAGCAACCAAGAGGGATAGGGCTTGGGAGGAACAAATCCATCGATAACCTCATCGTAGGTGTAACCAAGACCTGCGTAGTTCTTGCGAAATGCTTTTGACTGATCCGGATCAGGTTCGTTGGTATTAGGCGTGTAATACACACCACCACGAGTGTTGTAGCTGGTTTGGCGATAAACCTGACCAGTGCGAGCATTCAGCTCGGCCTCTTTACCGTCGTCTTCATCACGACCAACGGTAACAAAAGTGACGATGTTGTTCTCGTTGAGAAGTGCGAAGTGTGCCATTAGGAGAACGTTACGGTTTCAGAAGTTGTCGACGTTGCAGTAACAGTATAAATCTTAAAGCCTGCAACAGCTGTAGACAGCGAGCTGGTAACACCAGCAGAGAAGTTAGCAGTGGCAGTATCTGGAATTTTAATAATGACAATACCTGAGCCACCAGCACCTGATGTTTTCGTACCGGGGTCTCCGCCAGTACCTCCGCCGCCTCCGCCGGTATTCGTAGTACCTGCACTACCGTTGGAATTCAGACCGCCAGCGCCGCCTCCTCCGGTTCCGCCGGAGCCACCAGCAATAGGAGCAGGGCCAAGATCATTTTTGCCACCGCCACCGCCGCCTGCACGTGTTACGGAAGAGCCAGTAATAGACGATGCGACACCGGATCCACCGTTGCCGCCAACAGAAGCCGTACCGTTTTGACCAACTCCGCCAGCACCACCACCGCCGCCTGCACCGAAACCCTGTCCTCCAAGGAAGCCATCACCGCCTTCACGGCCTTGGTTTGCAGTGCCAGCTGCGCCAGGGGCATTACCTGGGGAGCCGACACCTCCACCGCCGCCACCACCGCCGCCTGAACCACCTGTTGTAGCATTCAGATTGGGAGAATCACTTGCAGCGCCACCGCCACCGCCAATAGATGTGATGGTTGCAAATACGGAATTACTCCCACTTGTTCCAACAGCATTTCCTGTTACTGCAGCACCACCGCCACCAACGGTAATGGTATAAGCAACGCCTGTGGTTAAAGGAAGACTGGATTCAGCAGATGCACCACCACCAGATGGCCCAGCGGAAGTGCGATAACCACCAGCACCGCCACCACCGCCATCTCCGCTAAACTGTGCACAAGAGCCACCTGCACCACCACCTGCAATAACCAGATAATCAGCAGTTAGAGCAGCGGATGGTATTCCAAGCAGCATCTGGAGGAAGGACATATCAGCTTAACCCTGCACCACCAATTACAAACTCAGTGCCTGCTGCACCTGAAACACATAATACAGTAGCCAAACCACGCTGTGCCAAGGTTCGATTACCTGTTCCAGATGCACCTGCTTGGCGAAGAGTAACGTTAGTACCTTGGGTAACTGTAATATTGCCGGTGGTGTTGTTATAGATGCTGACTGCTTGACCAACGCTAAACACACCGGAAGGCACCGTTACACTAGAAGTGGTAAATACGTGTTTACCAGCGTCAGCCGCAACGAGTGTATAACTGCTGGTTTGAGAGTTTTGAGGAATATCACGAACATTCCCAGCGCTATCCCTGGTAGTTGCACCAGAGAGCGTGGTGGTGAAGTTGCCACTGGAGAAGTTTGCAGTCGTACCGGTATGCGTTGGACCAGCAACCGTAGCGCCTGAAACTTGAGTGGTAAAAACACCTGAACTAAAGTTTGCGGTGGTGCCAGTATGAGTTGGGCCTGCAACTGTTGCGCCGCTTACTTGAGTAGTAAACACACCGGAGCTGAAGTTGGCAGTTGTTCCGGTAATGGTTGCACCAGTGATGCTCGTGGTGAAGTTACCAGCAACAAAATTAGCAGTCGTACCAGTATGAGTTGGGCCTGCAACTGTTGCGCCGCTTACTTGAGTAGTGAATACTCCAGATTGAAAATTTGCTGTGGTTCCAGTGACAGTAGCGCCTGTGATGCTGGTGGTAAAATTACCGGCAACAAAGTTGGCGGTTGTACCCGTATGCGTTGGACCTGCAACTGTTGCGCCACTCACTTGGGTTGTAAAAACCCCCGAGCTGAAGTTGGCGGTTGTACCAGTAACTGTCGTACCTGTAACAGTCGTGAAGCCAGCCGTATTGCCAGTAATCCTGACCCCGGAAATCGTCCCGGTAGCAGTGACATTATTGAAATTTCCCGCTGCAATGGCAACAATGCCGCTAACTGAAGTGCTTGCGTCGGAACCGCCTGACGTATAAGTTATATTATCGACCTTTAAAGTTCCGTAAGCCATTCCTGTGTCCCGGTGTTTCTTACTTTCTAGTTTAAGTTAATTTTACCCAAGGACGCTCCAAAGCGATCCGCTTGGGACATCAACGGTGAAACTTGATGCAATTTCAACAGGTCCTTGGCTCAATCCATTATATCCGGCGGTAAGGCCAAAATTAACATCAATCACAATCTTACTTTGCATGATTGTTGTAATTGTGCTTCCGCCGCCGCCACTTTGAATCACCCAAGAAGTGGTGCCGTTTGCATTGGTTTGAAGAACAAAACCAGAAGTACCAACGGTCGTTGGGAAAGAGAACAGGCCACGCGGGCGTACATCACCAGAACCACTGACGAAGATTGCACCACCAGCTTGGAATACTGCGCCAGATACCTGGTTAGTAAAGACACCAGATGCAAAGTTTGCAGTGATGCCAGTAACTGTATTGCCAGTGAGCGTCGTGAATCCACCGGTATTACCGGTAATTGCGTTACCAGAAATTTGAGTAGTGAAAACACCAGAGCCGAAGTTAGCAGTAGTGCCAGTTACTGTGGTGCCAGTTACAGTTGTGAAACCAGCCGTATTACCAGTCAGAGTTCCTGCCTGGATCAAATTACCGGTAATAGTGGCGCCACTGATCTGAGTAGTGAAGACACCCGATGCAAAGTTGGCGGTTGTTCCAGTTACTGTTGCTCCAGTAACCGTAGTAAAGCCAGCAGTATTACCAGTGAGCGTACCAAATCGACCGGCATCTCCGGTGATAACGGCTCCACTAATTTGAGTGGTAAAAACACCGGATTGTGCGTTGACAGTTGTTCCAGTAATAGTGGTGCCAGTGACCGTGGTAAAACCAGCTGTATTACCGGTGATGGCATTGCCAGAAATCTGGGTGGTGTAAACGCCCGAACTAAAGTTTGCAGTTGTACCGGTAACGGTTATACCGGTAACAGTCGTAAAACCTGCAGTATTACCAGTAAGTGTTCCTGCTTGAATGGCATTGCCAGTGACGGTGGCGCCACTGATTTGAGTGGTGAAGACACCGGAGCTGGCATTGATGGTCGTCCCAGTAATCGTTGTACCGGTGACCGTGGTAAATCCGGCTGTATTACCAGTTAGTGTTCCAAACTGTCCAGCGTCACCTGTAATAACAGCACCGCTAATGCGAGTTGTAAAGACGCCAGAGCTGAAGTTGGCTGTTGTACCGGTAACAGTGGCACCAGTGACCGCTGTAAACCCTGCGGTATTCCCTGTTAAGGTGCCAAATTGACCGGCATCACCGGTGATAACAGCACCTGAAAGCTGGGTCGTAAAGATGCCGGAGCTGAAATTGGAAGTTGTGCCAGTGACGGTCGTACCAGTGACGGTCGTGAAGCCAGCGGTATTACCAGTGAGCGTTCCAAATTGACCGGCATCCCCAGTAATAACAGCGCCACTGAGCTGAGTTGTAAAGACACCAGAGCTGAAGTTGGCGGTTGTACCAGTGACCGTTGCGCCTGTAAGCGTGGTGAAGCCACCTGCAATACCGGTGATGTTCGTACCCTGGATCAGGTTGCCGGTAACGGTTGCGCCAGAGACCTGACTGGTGAAGACACCACTGATGCCAGTGATCTGGGTGAACTGACCCGTGGTGCCGGTAATGGTGGTGCCGCTGAGGGTACCGGTGACGCGGACACCAGAAGCAAAGGTGCCGGAACCAAGAACCGCCAGATCTCCGCTGACGGTCAGGTTGCCTTGGACCGTATGTCCACTGGTGATTAAGGTTTGGAAATTACCAGTGGTGGCATTGACGGTGTTACCCGTGATGACGGCACCGGATACCTGACTGGTGAAGACGCCGCTGATTCCAGTGATCTGCGTGAACTGAGCTGTCGTACCGGTAAAAGTAACGCCAGAGATAGTGCCAGTGGTGACGGTTAAGCCAGACGCAATCGTTGCCGTCTGATCAACGGTCAGAGTGCCGCTGGTTGCAATATTGCCAGTAACCGTGATGTTTTGACGGACAATTCCCGTCGTGAACGTTGCGGTTATTGCGTTTAAGGTCGTGAAGTTACCTGTGTCACCAGTGACGGTTGCACCACTGATTTGATCAGTGAATACACCGCTGATGCCGGTGAGCTGGCTAAAGCGTCCAGTATCTCCGGTAATGACAGCACCACTAAGTTGGGAGGTGAAAACACCTGAAATTCCAGTGAGTTGGGTGAACTGACCATTGATACCAGTGATGGTCGTTCCCTGGATCGTATCACCAGTGATCGTGGCTCCAGAGATCTGGCTGGTAAAGACGCCAGAAACTCCAGTTAGCTGACTGAACCGCCCAGTGTCACCGGTGATAACTGCCCCAGATAACTGAGAGGTGAAAACCCCGCTGATGCCGGTCAGTTGCGTAAAGCGTCCCGTATCACCAGTAACAACAGCACCTGATACCTGGCTGGTGAACGTTCCGGAAATTCCGGTTAGTTGCGTTGCAAGAACCGTATCTCCAGTGATGGTTGCACCAGAGAGAACGCTTGTGAAAGTTCCTGAAACACCTGTGATTTGGGTAAATCGCCCAACAACGCCTGTAATAGCTGTTCCTTGGATTGTGTTACCAGTGATAACAGCACCGCTCACCTGGCTGGTGAACACGCCGGAGACCCCAGTCAGCTCGGTAAATTGACCAGCGTTACCTGTAACAACAGCCCCAGAGACAGTGCTGGTACCAACAATGTTGATACCAGTAATATTTGAGAATTGAGCGTTCGTCCCAGTAACGGTGGTTCCGCTGAGGGTGCCAGTTACTCGTACGTTGGATTGGAATGTTGCTAGTCCAGTTACCGACAGTGCGTTGGCAACACTTAAGTTGTTATTAACAGTTACGTTTTGACCGGTTAACTGCTGGAACGTTCCGTTGGTTCCGTTGATATTGTTACCCGTGATTGTGGCACCGGAAACTTGATTGGTAAAAACACCAGTGACACCAGTGACAGTGCTGAAGTTTGCGGCATTACCGGTCAGTGTGTTGGTATTGATATCACCGCTAACTGTTAAATTGTTTTGGACAGTGGCGTTGACAAACGTCACCGACCCGGTAACGGTTAAACCACTCAACGTGGTGGTGCCAGATACGGTTAAACCACTCTGAATTGTGGTGTTACCTTGAACGGTAATACTGCCACTGATAGTTCCCCCCGTACGGGGAAGGTAGTAAATATTAAGATACGCTTTGGTGCCAGATATCGTGAGCTTCTTGTTTTTAATCGCAGGGTCAACTTCACCGGTATCAACGACCGTCAGTAGGTCATTATCGGCTAAGTCAATACCCGCAAGTTCCTGTAGCTCGGATATCCGTCTGTTAGCCACCTATTAAATCACATAAACCCTATGAAATGAATTATAGTCGCAGTGTGTTCAACCTTACCGGGCTTTGATTTCAATCCTCGGAAGGTGATTGGATGCAAAATTCCAGACTCCTTGGATACCTGTAACCAGGCCACAGGAGATTACAAACACCACAATGAGTTCGGCAACCGTTAGGTTCCGGCGCACATACACCACTTGCGGTTGGGTATTTGGAATCTGAATCCTGGCTGGAGCCTCTGGTGGAGCAGTGGGATACTCCACTGTTTCTTGAGCTGCAGCCTGCTGCTGGAGAATGGTCATCCGAATGGCTTCTTCCCGAGCGCGAGCCTTCAGCTGCTCCAGAAGTTCAGGAGTTATCCCACCAGGGATCTGTTGGTCCTTCAGCTGAGAAAACTGAGGAGGAGTACTGGAAGGAACCTGATCTTCCATGGTGATGCAAAATGTTTTCCCACACCCTAGCATCTAATCAAAACGTTTGACACGATGGCAACATTTGGACTCCGAAAGGGTTTGGAAGATATTGCCCATGAGCTGAAAGGTGTTCGAAACATCTTGGCTTCCATGTGGCATAGCCGGTATCAAACGCAAGAAACCGATCGGATGAATCCGCAGGCTTTTACGGATGAGTACATCTCGACTGAAGAATGTGCTCGTCGCCTGGCGGTATCGGACCAAACGATTCGAAACTGGATCGCTATTGGGAAAAAACAGCCAGAAAAAGGTTGGACCGAGGGGTTGCATTACGTCAACATCGCTCCCGACCCAAGCAAGAAGGCTGTCATCCGGGTTCCCTGGAACTTTTTGGTAATGTCCTTCTCACGTAACAAAGAAATTGATCTATCGGACTTCTACGGGAACAAGTACAAGTCCACGCAGGAGAAACTTGAATGATTCCCAACCGCTTCCAAAGATTGGACCTGTTCCTTGTCACCGTTGAAAACTGTTCTGAAGTTTTGCCTGAATCGTTGTTCCGGCAGGTAGAAGAGTTTTTGCCTCCCTCTGGTTCCTTTGATGACGGTTGCTTGCGTCGTTACCTGGAAAACGTTCGGAATTATGAAGAGGAAGACGCCAACTCCGGCATGACGTTGGCGAACAGGCTTCGGTTAGCGTTTGTTGACATGCAGCCAGACACGATCTGCGGAAAATTCCCCCAGGCCGAGCTGCCTCTGAAACGTCGCCTCCGATGCGTAGCGGAATATCTGATCCGCTCTGGCGAGTTTGATAAATTACGAGACGAAACCGGTAAGCTTGTTAAGAAACGCGGCAACCTTGGCAAGTTGGTTGTCATCTATAAGCCGCTCCCTAAACTCTTAGAGTCCCTTGTCCGCCAGGGGTTGATCGAACATGAACCGTCGCGAGAAGCTGATCCACTCTGCGTTGCAGGGTGACATTGACGACACAAAAGCCAAGATGCTCAACCAAACGGTTGACTTCATCCTGGGGGACATGGGTGAAATGTACCACCGCTTCTGGCAGGTGGAAGGCCCTGGTGTGATGTGCTTCCAACCCAAACAGGAACGTGGGGTGGTTTACATGACATTAGAAGAGTTAAACAGCGCAAAAGAAGCGTTTGAACGGGAAAACAATCATGATTTAGTAGAAACCTTCCGCCGAATCCTGGAAGCTGCTCAAAAGATTGATCCCGAGGAAAAAGCTGGGTACATCATCAACGATGAAGAAGGCATCCGATATATCGAAATTGATTACAACAAAGTTGTAGACGCATGAGCATCCGTCGTGTTACAGGTCGGCGTGAAGATCTAGAACTCATCACACCCACTGAATTGGTGCAGGCTGCCAACATTGTGATGGGCGGCATTAACTTGGATCCTGCCAGCTCCAAGGTGGCCCAAGGTTTTGTGCAGGCCGATGAATTTTTTAGCCCACAACAGGATGGGCTCAATATGCAGCAGTGGTTTGGAAAGGTATATCTGTTTCCGCCCAGTGGCTGCTACTACTTTGATAAACGTTTAGATAAATGGAAGATGACCAGGGCTTCTTCTCCGACTCTGGTTTCATCCCATGCCGTGTGGTTTCGTCAGCTGTATCGGAAGTGGCTGGCAGATGAGGTGGAGCAAGGCATCTACTTCACCAACTGCCCTGACATGATCCGTTACGAGCAGAAAATCTTTGATTTCCCCATTTGCTTCTTGAAAACAGTGCCAACACTAATCAAGAACACAAGCGAAGGAATTGGGCAGCATAAGACCTGTAGCTCATTTGTGGTGTACTTGCAACCAAAGAACAACTCCGGCGCAGCTACTATAAAATTCATCGAAACATATGAGCAATTTGGTCGCGTTATCTACTGAGTTCGGTATAGTTGAGAACGATTACTGGGATCTATGGGAATCCTTTGCGACGTTGAAATCAAGACATTTGCCCTGGACCAGGGGATGATCGAACCGTTTACTGATCATCTCGTTAATGAAGAAGATGGTCGGCGTATTTTGAGCTATGGGTTGAGTTCCTATGGTTACGACATCCGCCTGTCACCCAAGCAGTGTTTGATTTTTGGTCGAATTCAAGAGGGTGTATCCGACCCTAAGGATTTCAACCCCAAGATCCTGTCGGATTCTCAACTACTGGAAGACGAGAAAGGCCAGTATTTCCTGCTGCCTCCTTACGGCTACTGCCTGGCGGTCGCAGAAGAGCGTCTTAAGCTGCCCCAGGACGTGACCGTGATTGCAATGGGTAAGAGCAGCTACGCACGCTCAGGCATCATTGCCAACATCACCCCTGCCGAGGCTGGATGGGAGGGCTACCTGACCCTGGAGATCAGTAACGCCACTGGTCAATTCAACCGCATCTACGCCAACGAGGGCATCATCCAGCTGTTATTCCTGCGTGGCACACCTTGTGAGGTGTCGTACCAGGATCGGAAGGGTAAGTATCAAAACCAGGCTCAGGAAGTCGTCTATTCAAAGGCTTGATCATGAATCGCGAGAACCTTGAGCAGAGGATGGACATCCTCGAAATCCTGGAAAAGCAAATTGTGTTTCTAGAGAACCAGGAGCTATCCGCTGCTTTGGGCCGATTTCGCTCTGAGAACACCCAATGGGTGCTGAACATGATTCAGGACATGCTGGGCCAGATGCAGGATGCCCTTGATTCAGAAGATTTCAGCCAGAGCTGGGGCTAGCTAAAACCGTAGAAGGTGCCTGATTGGGCTCTGGGTTTCTTGGCGTAACCAACACTGCCAACCTTGCCGTATTCATCGCCAAGGCTGGGCACTTCTACGCCACCAATCGTTGCTTCTGAACGGGGGGTTTCACCACGGAGTGTCGGCTCGTCAATTGATGCCTTCTGCCGAAACTTATTTGCCGTCTTGGCTGCGGTGATGAAACGCTTGATCCGAGCCTGATCACTGTTGATTGCTTCAACATCAGGACGTTCTTGTTCTGCGACACGACGTAAGTCCGTATCGTAATTACGTTCTGGATTAAGATCCGTTACTTCCGAACCAGAACTACCAGAGTCCTGTCTGGGATCGTAAGTGGAATCAAAGAATCTTGGCATAGTATCATTGTAAGAGGGGTAACTTAAGTATTGAATACAATGCACAACGCAGCAGCCTTTTTAGATGCGTTTGTACAAGATGAGGTTAAGTGTCGCTGTCTTACGGAAGAAGACTTCGGCCAACCTCTCGCAAACGAAGAAAATGATGTACCCTTATATGACATGTACAACCGTGGATTAACGGCATGTCAAGAAGGGAACGAGAGACAGAATCTGTCATTGGCGGAGGGGCGCCGTCCGGGTCTGACGGGTTATATCCCATCAGCGGAGGAGGGAGTAGCAATGGGAGCAAGCCCGAAACCAAAAGCTCTGGTACTGGAACTGGAGGGTCCTTCGGAAGAGATGAAGGAGGAATCGGCAAAGCGTCGTGGTTTGCGCCGATAGAAGGCTCAGCTTCTCCTGACGTTTTAGATTTTGGCGACTGCAAGGATGGGATTTGTCCTGTTCCCTGGGCAAAAGCCGTCGATATGCTGATGGATTCTGATTTTCTTACCCAAGATCGGAACTCAAATTTCCCTGGGGAAAACACCATTGGTGATAATCCGGTGTTTACGATCCAGGGTCCTCCCGTGATTTGGGAAGATGTTGTGAACCATCCTGTTCACTATACGGACGGCGGAATCGAATGCATCGAAGCCATTGAGGCCCAGTTAACAGCAGAAGAGTTTCGCGGTTATCTCAAAGGGAATATCGCTAAGTATGTGTGGCGCGAGAAACACAAAGGCGGCACAGAATCACTGAAGAAGGCGCAGTGGTACCTCAACCGTCTTGTTGAATTGGGCGACGCCTAAAAAGGTTGCAGCTCGTCTTCATCTTCGTCGCCGTCTTCGTAAAACGCGCAGGCGGCGGCGAGTTCTTCTAGCTCCAGATCAGTTGGTACATCAAAGTCCAGCTGAATATTTTCGTCTGCCAGGATCTCCTTAACGGCCTGCCACTCCATCAGGCGCTGGTGGTAGAGGTTGAGCAGGGCTGAATACAGTTCTTCCCAGGTCATTTCCCTGGCGACCATCTCAGCTTTACGCATGGAGAACTGGAGTTCCAGGGGTAACTCAAACTCCCGTGGTTCTACGGATCTCTCCATTGCGTTTTCCATGGCTTCGATGAAACTATTTTAAGGCTAGCTGGCAAATACCGATTTAACTTGATCAAGTTCCCCAAGTGCCCAAGGATCCTCATTGATCGCGAACGAATTAGCAAACTCTGCCAAAACGTAAGGGTTAATGTTTTCTTCAAGTTGGCGGATGGCTTTTATCTGATGCGGAGCAGCAGTGTAATTACGAAACGCCTTGAGAAGAACTTCGGTGGATGACCAGGGGCTGTCATCAATTTCCCGCAGCAGAAGCTCCACCTCTTCTCGGCGTCGATCAATCAGACCACCGATGACCCTGTGGTTCTCATCGAAAATCCAATGCGTGATCTCTTCTGCCACTCCAGCCCAGTCGTCGTGATTGATGCAGTCAACGATGTTGCTGTAAAGAAATGGCTTCCAACCTACCGAGTGGATGAACGAAATCAAGGCCTGTTCGGCACATCCGTACAAATGGATGTCAAGATCAGCCAGCAGACCACGAATGGCCTTCACCTCACAAAACAAGTACTCCAGTGCTTTCTCTTTGGTGCACCACTGCCCCTTCTTAACGGGAGAGCCATCTGGATAAAATTGGGTGCCATACCCAATGGAATAAGCACCCTCTTCATCTGCGGGAAACGCTTTTTCGTTGAAGCCTTCGTACTTACGAATTAAAGCAACAGCGTCCCGCAAATCAAACATGGGAGTACAACAAGTACTCCCATATTACACATATAAGAATGCCGTTGTTATTTACCTTGGCCGCGCATCTTTTTCCGGCCATGATTAGGCAAACTGTTTTGACCTTGTCCTTGCCGAGTTTTCTTGGGCTTGGACTCAAGCTTGATAGATGAGGATGACTTGGGTTTTGCCATGACAGAGTTGAATTGGCGCTACCACTTTACTTTGTGCGACCAGTACCTGGCAGACATAATGTCGGGATTCGAATCTTGAGCATTGTGTCTTGCGTAATATGCCTTCTTCCTTGCTTTATCCTTGGCTGTCTGCGGGTTTTTCCCAGCACCTTCAACCCCCTGCTGGCCAAACCGAACGATCTTTTCTTCGCCTCCCTTGCAGGCTTTGACCACATGCGATTTGGTGGGATGACCGGGGGTTCGGCGTGGTTTGTTGCACGCCATCTTGTCCTTGGCAATCTTGGCCGCTGCTGCAGCTTTTCTTCGTTTATCTGACATCAGAGGCCTTTAAACAAGGATGTAAATTCACCGAGGAATGCTTGGCCGGCATTGGATTTAGTTGGCTCTTCCTCTTTTTGATCTTCATCAATTCTAAAGTAACGTGTATAGAAATCTTTGGCCTTATCTTTTGCTGCCTCTTTATCAATAGCTTCTTGATCTTCTGGGAAGAAACTTTCAATTGTCCCAAGGGACGCAAACGGATCTTGTAGATCAAGTCCGTAAGTTTTAAGGGCAGTATCTTTACCTGCCTTGGTCAGAAGAACCTGTTCACTCCTGTCTAAATCAGGGAACATGTTGTTGTAGAACTCATCTTCTGTTCCTTGATAGCCAGCACTTTGGAAGATGGAATAAAGCTGAGTTGTTGGCTTAGGTGCTTGATCTTTGTAATCTTCTTCTTTGGGGATATAAGTAACCCCAAGAATCTCTTGTGTAGGACGCTGACGTTTGTCGTTGAGATATTTGATCTGCTCACGAATTTCTTGGGCAGAACCGCCGCGCAGTGTTTCAACAATGTATTGCTTTAATTCATCGATGGTACCAGCAAACTCAGATAAGCCATACCGCTGGAGCACCTCCTTCCAAGCATCTGGTGTTTTGGCTGGGTCCAGGCCGCGCAGCATTTCGTCTGCAAACTCTTCTGGTGTGATGAAGGTACCAAACACCACCTCTGCTTTATCTGCTTCCTTCTGAAGCAGCGGCATCACGTTGATAGAGATGAAATCTTGAACCTTACTGGCGTTTGTGATGTCATCAGCAGCATCAAATCCTTTGCCTTGTCCTTTAACTTCAAAGTGCATGCGGGCAAAAGCAGCTTTATTGTTTATATCAATACCAAAGCGATAGACCTGCACTGCCCAGTAAGGATCACCTGCTTTAGCAGCTGCCCAGTCGTCCTCAACTGTTTTCTTCTGAGTTTCGTACTGGCGCAAGCGACTGCGATCGCCAGTTGGACTGAAGTAGAAGTTGGGATCAAACGAACGCGGCCCTTGTTGTTTTACCTGATCCAGGTAGACCTGACTCTGGAGCTGACCTAACTTCTTCAAGGACCGGTCAATGTCTGTAACTTCAAAGGGGTTTCGTTCTTCTTGCCTGATGTCTAGGTATTCAATGAATTCGTCCATTGATTTGGACGTATTGAAACGTGGAATCAAATATTCGTCTAAATAATTGCGAGCAAATTGAGCTTCCACATTGATCATCTCAGTTGCATCTTTCGTTCCGTAAGTTAGTGCTAGACCACGATTCTTGGCGTCATCCAAGGTTTTGATGTCAGCCTCCAGGCGTGATCCAATCGGTTGCAGCAAGAGCTTGGCGCTTTCCCCTGGATCACCCTTAATGGCGTTCAGGATTGTTTCACCCTCTTTCCCTTGCTTGCCTAGAAAATCCACTAACGCTTTACTGGATGTGAAACCTGCTTGTTCAAGAAATTTTGCACGGAATTCACCTTTGGCCTGGTCATATGCTTTTTCTGTGCTGTCCAGGAAAGCGTTGATGATGTCCTTCTTTTCTTCTAAGGGTTCAAACAGTGAGTAATCAATGCCGTACTTATTTTTAATGGACTGATCAAACCACTGCTGCCAGTTGTATACAACGTTGTTCCGCATTCCAGTAACATTCTGAAGTGCGTTGAGCAAATCCTCTTCTCCCTTACCTCCAGAAGTAAAGGCCAGTATCCCACCAACGCCTGTGTCACCCAAGATGGAATTGGTCAGGTCTTTGTTGATATCCATCACCTCGGTAAAGCCACTGAAGCCACGGAAAAAGCTCATCATTTCCTGACGGCCTTTCTGTTTCTTCATTTCAGCAATGGCGTCCTTCAACACGGTCTGATTGATGGCGGCAAATTTCTTTACCTCAACAGTCTTCTTGGTGTTGATGGCGGTATTGATCGCATCTTCCAACTCCGTGATGCCACTGCCAGCATTGATGTTATAGCTGAGAATGATCTGTTTATCTTCCGGTCGTTCAGACAAACGGAAAAGAACGGCAAACTCCTCTGGTTTGGTTACATCCAAGTACTTTTCTTTTGCTAACTGTTTCCAATAGGGATCGCCCTGGCGAGCCTTCGTCCACTCATTAGAAACCTCTGGAACATTCAATAAACGTTGCGTAATTGTGTCGGTATCAACACCTAATTGCAGGTCGCGAATGTCCTGAATTTCCTTATCAGTAAGGGCAGCTTCCTGGTACTTTTGAGCTGCAACAAGATCTTCTTCTTTGTTACCACGTAAACCTTGTGCTTTACCAGTGGTGGTGTAATGCTGCCAATAGTAATTGTTCTCGCCATATCGCTCAGTGATATCAATGTCGTCATTGGCAACGGCCTGGTTCCAGGCTGCGTTGACCGTGGGATTCTGACCCTTGTAATAGGCAGGATCAAACGTACCGTAGGGAGGTGCAGCACCAAGGGAGCTATCCCAGGGAACAAGCTTTTCTGTCTGGTAGAACAGCTTGAATTGAGTTTTAAGATTGTCAGTGAACTGCTTGGCTTCGCTGGGGGTATAGCCAGCGTTAATTAAATCGTTGTAGGTAAGTTGATCTCGCTGTGCAACATAATCTCCGCCTTTGGTGGTGGAGGCAAGCGCAACAGTTTTATCGTATAACTTGTTTGCGGCTGTGTTCTTGTTATTAAGAAGAGTATTATCTTCGTTTAACTCTTGGTTTTTCTGGTTTGTTTGTTGCGCTTGATAGTTTAACTGTTGATTTTTAACGTTGATTGTTGAGTATTCGGCATTGGTATTTGAGTTATCACGGTTGAGAATTGTATACTTTTCTCTAATTGTTTGGATTTGTGTATTTATATTCGCATTACGTATGTTTTGATTGTAGTTCGCCGTGTTCTTGTTGGTGTTATCAATATTGGCTTGTGCATTTTCCTTATTAAGTGCCGCGTTGGTTTTATTTAAATTGCGGTTTGCGTTATTCGCTTCTGTATCATCAACCCAATTGTCTCTCCATTCCTTTTTTGTATACCAACACCAGTTGCTTCCAAAAACAATTGGCCCATCACAAACCTCAGCCTGGTATCTTTTATTTTTTTTTAAGTTGGTTGGATGGTCAGTTTTGTAATCAGTTTTTAAAGTGGTGGAAAGATTGAATGGAAGATTGGTTGGAAGAAATTCCGGGATTGCGTAATTTGCTTTTGCATTTGTTGGCAAATCAGTGCGCCGATCTGCGGTGTAATTCGTTCGATAATCAGTTTTGTAATCGGTTGCTTCTTTTTTAAGATCCCAATTTCTATTGTTTCTGCTGTAAGTAACCCCGCCTGCAGGGCGAGGGTTGAAATCATATTTGTCTGTAATTTCCAGGGGAATAATCCGGGCAGTAAGGCCAGCATTCCGGTAAGCAATAGAAGCAGGCTGCGTATTGTTTGCTTCGTTGATAACAGAGTTTAGGACGTTATCGTAAACACCACCGCCACCAGGGACGTTACCCCCTTGCAACTTATCGGTATTGCGATTCATCCATTGGAGAATCTCCGCAGGAGTATGGCCCTGCCTAATAGCTTCGTTGTAGTCTTCTTGACCGAAGAAATTAGGGTTAGCGCCGTACTGCGTGGAGATCGCCATCAATAAAAATCCGAATCAGATATCAAGCGACAATGAAATCCTTGAACAAATTAAAGATGTCCTGAGACATCCAGGATTTGATTTTTTCCATCCTAGCCTGAGTAAAAAATTCCTGCTGTAAATACCAGGTTTCAACTTCACTGCTGGCTTTGGTGCTGTTGCAACGCCTGCAGGCAGGAACCAAATTATTGC